TCCAGAGCTATACTGGAAATATTTTAAGAAGAAATACTTTTCTGTTCTAAGTCGTCTTGCATTTCCCTAAATAGAGGGGAGCTGGACTTATATAGAATACTGCCTGTATGTGAGTATAGGGTGTAGCTGTCTGCGTGGATAAATCTCCAGTCGTACTCTGGATTGACATATTTAATGCATTCCCTAGCTAATGTATTAAAGGGTTCGTAGTTCATAAAAATTTAGTAGTGTTGTAGGTGGTCTATTGTAGCATCAACAACGTATTGATACTTCTCGGGGATACTAAGGTCTATTACTATTCTAGGCTTTCCGCCTGTATTAGTATCTGCAAACCAAGTCTTTCCATCTTTGCCGCACTTACCTGTAATACAAGTCCAGTTACCTGCTCCGATGAGTCGTCTTTGGTCTCTAATGGTTGTCTGTCTTTTTCCTTCTACTTCTATTGAGTAGCCGCTACCTGCATTATAAATAAATCTAATGTAGCATCTACCTTTGTTTTTGGAATTGCTCCAACCTGTATGTCCCCAGCGTGGTGGCATTACTGTAAGTGTATCATAATACCACTTAGGGTGGTTCATGTGTACAACTCCAGAGCTATACTGGAAATATTTTAAGAAGAAATACTTTTCTGTTCTAAGCCGTTTCTTCATACTACCTGACTGAACTTTGGCAACATGGCCTGTATAGTCTTGGTAGTTATGTGATTTGGGGTAGCCTACAAAAGAGGCATCTGCCATGTGTTCTTTTAGTTTAGCAAAGGTTAAGTTTGCTTTAGGTTCTGACACCCAGCTGTGGGGCATCTGTAGTAGTATAGTTGCAAAAGAGTCTAACTTCTGCAACATTTTTATGTTTTTAATCGGTACTTGTTTCATTTTTCAATGCTTCGGGGTCTGTTACTTTTTCATAGTAAACTACGACCTCTTTGAGTTCGGTTATATAACGCTTAAGTTCTTGCATATTATAACTCATCAACTCATAATCAGGGATAGACATAGCCACGAATACTATCTGGCCATGCTCTTTTGTCAACCTGTCGTGGAACTCTTCAATGTTTTTATCACTTACTACATACCATAGAGGCTCTTTCAAGTCTATTTCTCTAGGTAGAACAGGTTGTGTTATAATCCTGTCCATTGGTTTAGCTGTTACTTCAATTTGTTTTGGACTTAGAAGACTGCAGCTCGACATCATTATCGAGAGCGTCAATAGTCCTACTAATTTCTTCGATTGAGTCAAATACATTTTTAGTTCCCTTGTTGATTCTAGGCTCTAGCAAACCCGGCTTCGCCGCTGCTAGTTTGGTTAAGTTATGTCTCTTAAAGATGTCTAGGTATCTATTCATCTCTAATTGAGTAGCTTGGGACTTTGCCTGAAGTTCCCCAAGTTGTTTAGTTTGCATAGTAAAATCATTTTGCATATTTTCTATCGCAGCTTCCTGCGTTGCTACAGCACTTTCTAGTGCTAAGTTGTTAGCTGTCAGTACTAAGTTCTGTTGATACAGATAGTATCCACCTAAGCTCAGTACTAATATAATTGCCATCATAAATTGGTTCATAGTTCTTCTATCCTATAGTTAAGTCCATCTGCGCCTCTAATTTCGATTAACTCGTTATCGTCGTTTATGAACTTTATGAAGTTAGGCTGTCTTTTAATAAACTTCTTAACTTCGTAACTTCTGTCATCATCATCACCCCATGTAGAGTTATAACTGACAGTAAGTTTATATCTAGGAAATAGCTTGTACTTTAGCCAAACATAGCACCACTTTATTACTTTCCAAATAGGTACTGCAACTTTTGACAGATACGACCATATTTGTTTGAAGAAGGCTTTCATAGAGCAAATAGGTCTGCTTCTGCCTGTCTTCGTCTAGTTAATCCTTCTAGTACTTTACCACCTGCTTTGTTCCATCTCATCATTTGAGCTGGTACGCCTGCATAATCGCCTGAGTTTAATACTTTCAAAAGTGTACTTGCATTAAGGTTTCCGTTTCCTAGATTGTATACCCACGAAACCATGGCGTCAAATTGATTTTGAGTCAAGTCTACTAGTACTGAATTGTTAATATAACCTTCGTACTCATTCATTTCCTCAATAAGCATGTCATCAGCTTGATGCTGAGTAATTGTCATGCCTTCTACGGCTGTCTTGATATGACCATAGCCTATCGTCCACACGCCTGCAGGGCATTTATATGCCTCTAGTTCGCACCCTTCAAAGTGCTTGATTAAATTTAATCCATTTTTACTTATTTTCATAATTGTTTTTCCTTTAGTGGGGGTATAGGGGAGACTTGCTCCCCCATAGGTCTTAGCTGATATCGAACTCTACCTCTTTTGTTGAGTCTTTCGTGATATCGACTGTCAGTAAGCCATCTTTTAACTTAATGGTAGTTACTGTAAGGTCAGAATTAAGGACGAATGTTTTGTCAAATGACTTTGCACTCAGTCCTTGATGAAGATAATTATCACCTCCTTCAGTGCTTTTAGTGCCGACTATCCGTAGTTCATTGTCTTTTTGAACTACTTTTAGTTGTTTTTTACTCCAACCGGGCACTGCGACTTCGAGTTTGAATCCACTTTTGCCCTCCACTATATTATATCTTGGGTAGTTTTGTTGCATATCCATTTGGTCAAGCCATGCTGGATTATGTCCTAGCCAGAAGTTTTTTAGTATTTCTCTATGTATTGTATTGTGTGATACCATAGTCTTTCTCCTTTGTGCCTTTCGGTCACGCTTACGCTCCTTTCGGTAGCGAGGTTAGTTATGTAAGCGATTTTTCCACTTACTCGATAATTATAACAAATTTTAAACTTGGTGTCAAGAACTATTTTCAATCATCATAATCTATCTGCCCTTTTTCTCGCAAATAATCGAGCGTATCAGATATCCCTATTCTTTTTCCTATTGCATAGAAGCAGCCACTAGAGCATACTGCTAAGACAAGCCACTGGTACTCATTCAATCCGAACAATTCCATACTATTTTCCTGTGTGTTTTATAAATTCTGTTATTACTTGTAGACCAAATGCTGCCCATAGAATTAAGATGGGCACTGCTATTATCCATTCTAGATTACTCATTATTTTCCTATATGTTTTATGTCGCTTCGTGGTATAACCTGATAAGCACCCTTGTTATATGCTGGAGCTACGGTGAATTTCTTACTTTCTTCTACCTTCCAAGAATTGTCTACTGGCTCTGAATATTTGCTCGCTTTCATACTAGGATATTCTTTTGCCTTTGGTTGCATCGTTTTTGCACTAGTGTGTAGTACCGACTTGCTTGCTTTAGCTACTGTTTTCTTCCAAGCATTAGTTTTACGTTTACGCCCGCAAGGACTGTAACTCATACTGCCTTTAACTATCATATTTTCTCCTTACTTTTTTGATTTATACTATATTATACTACTATTTAAGCGCGCAGTCAAGAATTTTCGTAAGTTCAACAAAAATAGTTCTTGACTTTTGCTTCTCTTTTTAGTATAATAACTATATGAGAACTTGGACTGACGAAGAAATTAAATTCCTGCGTAAAGCGTATAACAATGAGAGCGTAGGGAAACTTGCGACTTTACTTGGTAGAAGTGAGCAGTCTATACGCAACAAAGTACATATACTTCGCAAGAAAGGGTACACTTTCGATAGGGTAACAGATGCCAAGCATTAACTCCAGTAGTATGCCCCTCGAAAGGGCACTTCGTATCTTCCGTAGAAAATGCGATAATGCTGGAATTATCAATGAGGTAAGGCAACGCGAATACTACGAAAAACCTACCACCAAAAGAAAGCGTAAAAAAGCAGCCGCAGTTAAGAGACAACAAAAGATTACATCTGCCAATGCCAATCATATCAAGCGTAGACCAAATCATTTAAGATGAGCCCTTGGTGGTATTACTACTTAATTGAAGTATATCTCCTAAATTTACAATCCTCATCAAAGATTTAATGTATTTTCTAGTACCAAAACCTCATTCCAGTACAGCTATCTTCTCACCTCCCAAAAACACATCTTGCATTATTTTAAAAA